AATCCTATTTTTCAATTCTTGTAATTGTTCATCATTTAATAACGATAATACAGATTTAGCTTTTTCATTGCTATAGCCATAATACTCTTTGATGAGTTCTAAGTTAGTAACTTCGTTCGGTTTTAGCCATTTAGACCACCGCTTCTGTTTCCTAACTATATTTATAAGAAAACTATATTGAAGCTTTGAATCAAGAGAATGGTGGATATTCATCTCGTTTGCATAAAGCACAGTATCATTAAAGTACGATAGTGCACGATTTACGATAAAAGCATTGTAGTCTTTTTCAGCAACATCATCGACCATAATGTTTTTCTTGCCGTAGTTGATATCATTTACATAATCAAAAGGTTTTACCACTGATGTATCACTCCTGCAATAATAAAGAAACAAGTAATAAAGTTGACTAGGACTACTACACTTCGTATCAGTGCGACGCGATCAGCTTCTTTGTCGGTAGCACCAACCTTTTCGCCGAGTGATTTAGCCCATAGTCGCCAGTACTTGTTACGCATTTTCTTCTGCATCTAATATTTGTTGAGATGCCTTTACCCAAACATCGACAGCGCGAGTAGCAGTCTTATCTGAAAAATTATCTACTACCCATTGAGCAACGTTTTTGCTTTTGCCGTGAGGGCATAATGTCCAAGTTAAATCTTCCATTATTCTTCACCTCGCTTTTGATAATCACGAACTTCTTGACAAAGTTTTGTGTTGCTTTGTTTTAGTTCATCGATGCGTTCTTGCAACTCTACGATTTTACCATACGCTGTGTATAGTTGCTTGTTCATCTCATTTACAGTTTTTTCGTAATCTTTCATCATCATTTGAATTGTACTCCTGCCATTATTTCAGTACAGCATGCAACCATATTGAGTTCATGATCAGCAACGAAGCTGTTCTTATATTGATAATCCGCAAGGATCAAAACCAACTGAGGTATTGATTGTGGTTCGACATATTCTGCCATATTGTCATAGACTTTTCTGAATAGTGCAGCAGGTTCTTGGTCGATATTATCAGTTACCCATTGTCGCATCTTTTTAAAGTTTTTATCCTTCATCGCACTCATAAGGTTACCAATGGAAACTTCGGATAGCGATACTAGGATGCCCGTGTCAATCTTACCAGAGACAGAGTATCGTTGCAATTCATTGAGTACTCGTCGCCAATCTGGCATATGCTTCATGATCAATTCTGCAATCACTGCTTGATCATATTCTACATTTTCGCCATCAAGGATTGTTCCTACACGTTTCATAAACGAGCCACATAGATCTGGCATATCCTTCTTAGCGATATTGAACTCTACAACAGAACATCGAGAATGTAGAGGTTCAATGATGCGGTTCTTGAAGTTACATGTCATAATAAATCGACAGTTGTTACTAAACTCTTCAATGAATCCACGTAATGCAGGTTGAGTCGACTGTGGATTTAGATAGTCGGCCTCGTCTAGGATTACAACCTTGTAGCCACCCTGCAAAGATACTGTTGATGCAAAGTGTTTGATCTTGTTACGAAGAGTATCAATGTTACCCTCCTCCGATCCATTGACGAGTAGATAATCCAATCCTAGTTCGTTACACAATGCTTTAGCAACAGTAGTTTTACCAACACCTGCTGTGCCAGTAAAAAGTAAATTTGGTATCTCGCCAGTTTTTAGAATATCTTTGAATGTCTTCTTGAGATGCTTTGGTAGAATGGCGTCATCTACGCTTTTTGGTCGATACTTCTCAACCCACAAATATTCTTCCACTACACAACCTCCCAGTTGATTACAGTATTAACGCGGAATGATCTCCATGCGTCTTTGTCTAGACACCATACAGCAACGTGGTCTGATTCAGGTGACACATTGTCGACAGTGGCAGTAATACCATTTTCTTCTAGGATGCTTGATTTTAAAGTAGATTCCATAACACGAATTTCTTCGGTGTCAATCTTTTTGAATGTTACGTTTACTATCCCGTTTTGTAAGGCAGAGATGAGAGCCTTGAGTTCAGTTGCTTGCATAATGTATCCTTCATAATAAAAATGTGGGGGTTTTTACACCCCCGTGTTTCTTAAGCTTCAGCTTCAGGTTGTTCGCGACCTTCAGGGTCAGCTGCAGGTTGTTCTGCACCCTCTCCTTCTTCAGGCGGCGTTTGTTCAACAGACTGCAGGAAGGCTACAACGCGGTTGCGTACACCTCCAATTGCTTCTAGTTCACCACCTTGAAATGCGCCACGTTTGGAACAAATATCAATAATGCTAACGATTGTACCGATATCGCTAATGCTTAGCTCCGTAGCTTCAGGCAATGGTGCTGACCCGTCTTCTAAAGTTTCTGTGTCATTTACTTCTTCAGTCATATCTTTCTCCTTATTCAAAGTAGACTAATTGATGGAAACCCGATCATCGGCATTTCCAATATTATCCTCATAGTATTATGAGAACTTGTTTGCATGGTTATTTATACACCAAAGGTTGAACTTTTCTCTAAAGCAATGTAGTAAGTCACTGGTTTTGACTTGTTAATCCACTTAGAGATTAGTTTTGATGAAATTTGTACATCATAGTCGCCATCAAGAAGTTTGAGATTAGAAATATTCATGATGAAACTAAATGTCTGGCCTGATTCATTTGCGCCAAGAGATAGCTCAAAAGTGTTAGCACTTGGATCCTTAGCATCAAATACCTTAAGTGTAACACCATCAGCATCTCCAACAAAAGCAAGATCGAGATGCCCTAGAACAGCTGCGGCCTTTTTAGCTTTTTGTAACTTCTCTGCTGTCAATTCAACATTAACTTCAGCAGATGGCATGGTGATATCTTTTTCAGGGGTTGTTAGAATAGATGGTTCGGCTGAGTAGTATTTTACTTTGGCACCAGTGCCTTTTACATCTACAGACTTATCATCAAACTCTAACGATGAATTTTCCACAAGACCAAGCACTGATAAGAACTCATTCAAATCGTATATGCCCACGTCATGTGGAAAATCTTCTACGACCGAAGCTGTAGCAAGAATATTCTTAGCTTCGGAAATAGTCTTTAACTCTTGGCCAGGCTTTAAAACGATGTTCGGGTTAACCGAAGCAAAGTTAGAAAGAATGGATAGAGTCTCTTCACTTAATTGCATTGCATTTCTCCATTTTTAAAATATAGTATATTATATCACAATTTAACACGTTTGTACACAGTTATTTGCTATTATTTGCAATACGGTCGTGTTCATTTAACGCAAGTAAAGCATAGTGCAATACCTTCATTAAGTCTTTCCGATGATCGCTAGGATCACCTTTCTTTCCGTAACGAGCATTGTACTTATCTACGTTACCTAGGAAAAATCCAAGACCATGCCCACGATCGACTATTACTTCGGAGGATTGGAATCCCCCTTGACAATAATGGCCGACATAGGTAGAGTCTATGTACTTCTTAAACTCCTCAATCAGAGGACCTTCATTAAACTTATAATCAATTTTCTTCACTACTGTCTCCGTTAACTATTTGATCAACCTCTGCTGCAATATGTTCTGCACCGAGTTGTTTGGTAATTTCAATCACATCTGGTAAAATCTTAATTGCTTGAAGATATGTTAGATCTCTCCAATTTTTAAGCACATAGTTATGCTTGTTATCGTTACTCAATTGAGCATTTACCCATCGGTATCTATAGCCAAACTTTTTATCTGTTTCATTGTGTAAGAATTTTTCTAGCTTAGCGCCAGTTTTAGCTTGTACACTATCTGGGTCTGACGCAGTAATCACATATCTAACACGAAGATCTTCCATGTCAATATCACCAGCGGATAATATCATCTTAATTGGATGAGCACCCTTAGGTGCGATTACTGCTCGAGTTCTATCGACAATATTTCGTTTAGCTGTTCCAATATAACCAATTCTTTCATGGATTACTTCCTTTCCAATAATTTCAATATCGTCTACGTGAGCCCACTGATAACAGCCATGAATGCTATTACCTGTAGGTTCAGAAGGTCCAGTGAATTTGCCATATTGTTTTAATAGCTTTTTGTACATCGGATTTGACATAGTTGGAACTTCTTCCGCAGTAATCCAATCGGTTACTTTTACAATTTTATCTAACATTAGAATCCTACCTCTTCTGCTAATAATTCTTCGTCTGATTGATACTCTGCTTGTGTTCCATCGTCAACCTTAGTGTAAAGATCTAGGAATGCAGCTTTAGTATCATCATCAAAGCGTGCGATACACAACTCAATAGCTTTCAGCTTATCATTGAAGATTGAGTAGGTTTGTACAATGTGGCACAAACGACGAGTTGAAATAACTTCATCGACACCATCATCATAAAATGTTTTGCGAATAATATCAGCCCATGTAACTAGCTTTTCTGCAAATGTGTCGTCTGATGAACCAAACTTTTCCATATGCTTGATTACAATCTTTTTCTCAGTCTTAGCTGATGGGAACTGTTGATCAATTGCTACAGTAAATCGCTCAAGGAAAGCATCATCGATGATAGAAGCAGCTACGAATCGACCATCTTCTGAGCCTTTACCTTTTGTGTTAGCGGTTGCTATAACATTGAATCCAGGCGCCGGAGATATCGTTTCACCCGTTTTCTTAACAAGTACAGGTTTGCCTTCAAGTATACCTTGCAAGCACATAATTTTATTTGTAGCTCTATCGATTTCATCGAGTAGTAGAATTGCACCGTTCTCCATAGCTTTAAGAACAGGGCCTTTAGAAAAGACAGTCTCTCCATTAATGAGTCGGAAGCCGCCAAGTAGATCGTCTTCGTCTGTCTCTGGATTAATTTGTACACGTATGAATTCCCTCTTTGCTTTTGCAGCTGCTTGCTCAACCATGAATGTTTTACCATTACCAGATAGACCAGATATGTACACGGGGTAGAACATTTGCGATTTGATAATCTTACCAATATCACCGAATGAACCCCAGGGAACAAATGTTGGATCAATTTGAGCAATGGTTTTTTCATCGTTTACAATTGACTGCATTGATAGTTTAGCTTCTTCTTTTGAAAAAGTCTCTCTCATTGGTATAATCATTGCACTTAGATCGTAAGTACCAGTTGCTACTCGGTTCTCAGAATCTAACAGTGCACTCCAATCTGATCGCTTATATCCTAACGACTGACCAACTTCAA